GATCAATTTAAGGGAGAATCAATACTATTTAGAATTAAAGCGAAAAAAGGAGTTAGCACAATAAATTCCAACAATCAAGACTTTGAATCAGAGTTGCAAGAAATAATCTTGCCCAAGGGGGAATATAAGGTTACAAATCGCAGAACAGTTAAAACAGGTAAAGCAAAAACATATTTTGTGGATTTAGAGCAACTATGAGCAATATAATTAAAGATCAAGAACTATCTGATTCTCCAATAGTTATTTCAAAGAAATCCAAAGAACTAGCAGAACCAGCCTCTTGCCCAATCGCAACCCAAGACATCAAAACCAACCTAGCCAATAGGCAGACAGCGGTGGACGATGCGAACTACGGCCCAGCCAATCCCAACGAACCCAACGAGGACTATTGGAAAGCCAAGGCAGACGAGTTCCAAGGCGATGTAGCAACGGCAAAGAAAATGCTTTGTGGTAATTGTGCGGCCTTTGATCAGAGGAGCAAAGTTCTGGGGTGCATTAAGAAGGGGATTGGGGAGGACGCAAACGAAGTGGCTGTTGGTGGCGATCTTGGCTACTGCGAGATATTTGATTTTAAGTGTGCGTCAAAAAGGACTTGTGACGCTTGGATTGTGGGCGGGCCGATTACAGACAAGAAGGAAGAACTTGCCCGACCAGTAAGCCAAACCCCTGCCCCTCCAAAGGAACGAATCAAAGGCTCAAAGGAGAACCCAGAAGGCACAGCATCCACCCGAAGCAAAGCTGGCGACATACAGATTTCAGCCGAGAACGAGGAGGCATTGAAGAACAAGATTGCCGAGTTCAAGGATAAGCACCCAGCAAGGAAAGCCCCTACCCTTGGAGCATTGAAGAAAGTGTTTCGCAGGGGGGCGGGTGCGTTCTCTACCAGCTTTAGGCCAACGATTACCGGGGGGAAGACTAACTCACGCAACGCTTGGGCTATGGCAAGGGTGAACAAGTTTCTCAAGATGGCTGGTGGGGGTGAGGTCAAAGACTCATACCGAAAGGCAGACGGCGATCTCCTTTGACATAATCTAGGCATTTATGCCTTTACCCCTACCTTCCGCAGACGAATCCGAGCAAGACTTTGTATCCCGCTTTATGGGTGACGAAGAAGCAATATCCAAGTTTCCAGACGAACAACAAAGGGCGGCGGTTGCCTATTCGACCTATCGGGACGAGGAGATGGAGGAAATGGAGCTAGGCGGGGTAAGCATTTTGGAGGTGGGAGAGGCTAAAGGACACGACCTTTTCGTGGATAAAACAAGCCTAGAGACTGCCCTCAAACTTATGGGAAGTGCCAAGAATGGCGTGAAGGTAAAGATGAATCACGGCTCTGGTTTGGAGGCGGTTGTCGGGTTCGCCAGAAACCCTCGCATCGAAGGGGATAAGCTAGTTGCCGACCTTCGCCTTCTACGCAACTCGCCCCACTACGGATTGATTAAAGAGATGGCATCCGAAGCCCCCGACCAGTTCGGTGTTTCCCTAGCCTTTGTGAATGAGTCCGAGACAATCAACGGCAAGGATTACATTCGACCCCAGAGCATCGCCTCTGCTGATTTAGTTTCCAGCCCAGCCGCCACAAACGGATTGTTTGAGGAGATGGTGAAGTTTATGGAAAAACTCGGTTATGTGCAGGGAGGCAAGACCATCCCAGCCGTAGCCAAAGAAGCCGTGGAGGAAGCTCCACTTGACAAAAAGGACAAATCAAATATGGAAAACACAGATTACAAAAAAGATATGGACGAAATTAAAGTTCGTCTCGCCGCCTTGGAAGAGGCGATGAAACCCAAGGATGAGGAAAAGAAAGAGGAGATGGCCTCGGAAGCTCCCAAGATCGTCATCGAAAAAGAAGATGAAGATGAAAAAGAGGAGACCAAGGAAGAGATGAGCGAAGTGGTGAAGAAAGTTCTCACCGAGTTCGGCATTAAGCCCATCTCCGCTTCGCCAGTTGTCGAAGCCCCCGCGAAGGTTGAACCCAAAACTTTTGAAGCACTCGTGGCCGCCCACAGCGATTACGGAACTTCAAAGCTCAAGGCTATGCAAGCCGTGATGCTGTCTAACCCTAAAGAATACTCCGAGGCTCTGTCTCGCGGTATCTCAAAACTCTAAACCAAAGGATAAAAGAAAATGTCTACTCAAATTGATGGTAATTTTCGCACATTCGGCTCGGCCAATGCTATCTCGGCATACCGATTCGTTCAGCCCGATACCACCACGGCTGGCTTCTGTAATGTTGCGGTAACTGGTGCAACCAGAGCAATCGGCGTAACTCAAGAAGATGTTGTCGCTGGTGGCTTTGTTGCAGTTAAATTGTTTCACCCCACCTTCTTCGCAACCGTCTCTGGCGTTGCGGCAGTTGGTGATCTGTTGAAATTTGATGCGTCTGGATTGGTAACTTCAGCGGCCAGCAATCTGGTGACGGCTGGTGTTGCACTCGAAGCGGCTACAAGTTCGTCAGCCGTTATCGAAATTGCAATTCCGATGTTCTAAACAACAACAACAACAAACAAAGAAAGAATAATATAAAATGAGCTTTATTTCTGGTGGCACGACCATTATTCGTGCTGATATCAACCAAGCCCTCATCGAATCTCCCGCAGAGATCGGCTTGATCGGTGCGGAAGTTCTCCCTCTCTTGCCCGTTCCGGCAAAGAGCGGTCAGTACCTCAAAGTGCAGACGGCTGATGCCGCTCTGTTAGATGCCGATGCGGCGAAGCGTACTGCTGGTTCTGAATACGCTCGTGCGTCTCGGAAATTCACTTCCGATAACTACGATTGTATCGAGACCGGCTTGGAGGAGTTGCTTGATGATTCCTTCCGTGCTGATGCTAACCGCTTCTTCCAAATCGAAGCTGAAACAGCGAGGTTCTTGCTCCGACAAGTTAAGCTCTCCCACGAAAAGCGGGTGGCTGATTTGTTGTTTGCAACGACTACGCCTTTCACAACGGCTGATTTAAGCCCCACGGCTAACTACACCGAAGCTAACTTGGCAACCATCAACGCCCCTGCGGATGTTGCGGCTGGCAAGCTGGCCTTGAACAAGCTCGGATACGCGGCCAATGCGGTGATTATGTCGGCCAATGTGTACGAGAGAGTTCGTCGTACCACCCTCCTACAGAATCAGTTCTACGGAGTTGTGTCGAATACTGGTGGTCGCTTGCTCGATGAAGCACAGATTGCCGAAGCGTTCGGTGTGGATAAGGTCTACATCGGTCGTGCGGCCATCAACTCTGCTAACAAGAACAAGCCTTACTCTGGTTCGTTCATCGTTCCAGACACCAAGATCGTTGTCGCCAATGTTTCGACTGGTCAGTTCACCGCTGGTGGATTGGGTCGCACCTTGGTCTGGTCGGAAGATGCCCCCGGTGGTTTCGTCTCCGAGAGCTATCGTGACGAGGCTCGTCGCTCCAATGTTCTCCGTGTTCGTATGAACACAGCCGAGAAAGTCATTGATGCGAACGCCGCCGTCCGTATCACCACGACCTACAGCTAAAGATTGGTTGGTTGTTTCCTCCCGAAGAAGGGGGAGCAGGGGAAACCTTGCTCCTCCTTTTTCTTTTTGACATTAGGATAATAAAACTATGGCAGACCTTTCCAATTCCGAACCTTATTACGATCAGATTTCACACGCCGCTCGACCCGGCACGCAATATGTCACCACAACGGCAAGTTCCGTTACTGGCGTATTTGCTGGCCTAGTGGCCATTACAGAAACCAAGTTCTTCTCAATCACATCTACTGTTACTGGGATGAGTTCGATTGCGAGTGTCACAGCGGCTAACTCTGTAACAATCCCTGCTGGTGCTTATATCGCTGGGGATGTTTCTAATTTCCGAATCCACTCTGGCGTAGTCCTAGCAATCGGAGATTAGTATGGCTCGGTACGGCTACGGAATATCCGTAAGCGGTAGCAGAACACCCATTGTTGCTTCCAGCACACCCGCACCTAGCGGGATTCCTGTGGCGAGTACGGCAAGTGTGGTAATTGGAAATGCTGGTGCTTCTAATAATGGAACATATACAAAAAAGATACCAGAAGAACAATTTCCAATTACTAACGGACATATCTCATACCTAAAAACTGGAACTGGTTATAACCTAAATAATAGGTTATTACTCTCACCAAATGCTCAAGTATGGGATGATGAAGTCGGAGCAATACTGGACTCTCCGTTTGGAGTCTGGAAGCTGATTGACTCAGATTTTAACACAGATTCAGATAGCTGGACTTATTCTGTTATCGCCTCAAACTCATCTGTTAATACAGATTACATCCCAGACGCAAGCTGGTCTCCATCCATTACCATCACCGCCGCTTGATGAATAACTAAACTCATTTAATTGACATCCTCTAGCAGAAAGAAATCCTATCCAAGTGAAATATCCTATTTCAGTCTACCTAATAGCAGGAAATGAAGAAGAGTATATCGCCAGATGCCTTCAGTCGTTTAAGCCGATTTCAGCAGAGCTTATTTTGTGCATCGCTAGGGGGAACGCTGTACCAGATAAAACAGAGGAAATTGCAAAAGGGTTGGGGGCGAAGATCGTTCATTACCAGAATAAAAGAACTGATTGGAATCACATAGACGATTTTGCAACGGCTAGGAACACGGCTCTTGAGGCTTGTTCAAGCGAGTGGTGTTTATGGGTAGATGCTGACGATGTGATGGCCGAGGATGGGGCGAAGGTGGTTGAGGAGGCTATTGACCTTGCCATTCAAAAAGACGCTCACCTAGTGGCGTTAAAATACAATGTGGACAACGCCGGACTCATCCCGCTCCGAGAAGAAATCTCCAAGAAAGGCACTTGTAGCTGGAAGAACAGAGTTCACGAAATGCTAGTTTGCAAAGAGCCAAACAAGACGATTGGCGTGGATAAGATTTTCCGAATCCACAAGCCTCACGGCTACAAGCCAAGGAGTGCAGAGAGGAACTTGAACATCTTGGCCGACACGCTTGCCCCAGCCGCCAACTCCCTCTACTACCAAGCCCAAGAGTATTTTCTATCTGGGCAAATTGAAAAGTGCATTGATTCTAGTATGCGAGCGTTGGCATTCCCAGAGCTAGAGGACACGCTTCGCTATGATGTGCTTTGCAACTTGGGGAGAGTAGTTCCAGAAAACGAGAGGCTTTCTTATCTTGGACAAGCCGTAGGCCATCTGATACTGCCAGCACTTTCTCTTGCGTTGTGTCCCCAATAGCGGTCGAAATTAGGGCATCCCAATGGCGGGGAGGTGTCCAATCATCGCTCATTTGAATGATAATATC